TGCTTCTTGATGTAGATCTCATAGTAATGCTTCACGAACTCATTGTCACTATGGTCCTTTCCGTTCCGTAAGAAATTAACATAGTCCATGGGCGGCCAAACAGTTCTCAAGCATCCACCTGGTTTTAGAATACGTAAGCATTCTTTGAATAATGCAATGCCTTCTTCCTTGGTTATGTGTTCAATGAAATGCTCCGAGTAAATACCGGTGTAGGTGTTATCTGCAATTCCCTTAATAGGGAGGTCAGTTAAGTCACGAACCATACAACCTGGCATTGGAACATCTCGAATACCATCCCAGTTAATATCTCGCTGGCCTTTAGCGGCTAGTTCTAGGAATCTCATTTCTTCACCATTCGTAGTTTGTCCTGTGGTCCAAGATAGTGGTTTATATAACCGTCCGGTTGATTGAACGACCACTGATACGATAGTCTGTTCCAGTTAGTGTCTAACTCTTGGACATTAAACTCTGGTTGTGATAACTGGAGATTGATATACATCTGTTCAGTGTATCTGGTGTGCAGAACATAGTCGTCGACTGATGTGAATAGTTCTCGTGCTTTCAGTCTACCCTGCTTTGTCCATAACTGTAATCCACCATTAAGATACCGGTAGTTCTCGTCACGATACAGTGATGATCTTGGAAACTTCCAGTCAGATCCAAACAAGTGCTTGCCGTATGCCTTTATCCCGCGCTCATGAAGAGGTGGATTCATCACACGACCTAACCAAGATCCTCTCTTGGTGAAGATGCCTAGTTCATGAACCATTGCGACATCTGTGTTGGATTCAATTAGATCAAAGACATTCTTCCTTGTCCGAATCAACATGTCTAGGTCTAAGCATAGGACGTTATCATATTCGTCAAACGATTCGTCATAGAATAGACGTAGAGTATCCAAGCGAGGGTCGATGTGTTTGAAGTGACGAGTATAGTTCAGTTCGTATTCTGCACCACACTGATTGGCATAATTCTTCGCAGAGTTTGATCCTGCTTGTGCCCATTGTGGTAATTCTTTACCACCAATGCCTTTATCAAACGACTCGTATGGTATGTAGTATTGGAATATTAAATTTTTCATGATAGTTTACGCCCGCTGGATCACCCCGCAACAAAAAAACTTTTTATGCAACATGGTAAGTAGAACTACAGAATTGCATAACATTTCTCCAATATTTTAGGAAGCGCACCTAACGGGGTCTTCAACGGTAATCCGGTGGGAATTTACCACGCATTACAGGTGCGCTTCCTAAAATATTTTCAAGTTTATATATCTAGATAAAAAGGAAGACCGTAATTTCTAAACTGCAGTTCGTCCTGCATCGCAGTAACAACTGAGGGATAAACCGTTGGTCTTTTTTCATTATCTTTCAACACAGCCCTAATGTGGTCACTGCTCATATCAGATAGTTTAACACGTTTTAAGGGTTGGTCACCGTTAATACCGTATGTACCCCAAGTCAACGCGTTACGAACCTTCTCATGACCATCCTCTAGATAAACCGCTAAATGTTCCTCATCACCATTAGCACTGGATCTAACATAATCTAGACCTCCATCTACCATGTAATTATTGCCATTCTGATCTCTGTGGGTGACATAGTCATGTCTATGCGTACTTTCAATAACCGTACCGTCAGGTGTTCGCAATGCATTGGAGACCAGTTTATAATGACTCATTTGTTTCTCCTAAAATTAATTTCATTCTCAATCTTGTGCGGAACTCTAGGTTTACCGACGTAGACTCGATAGATCGATTTCTTCATAACGATTTGTCAACTCAGTTTTACTAATTCTATTGCAATTATGTAGAGGTTGTGTTTTAGGTCCAGAAACAGATTTATCTTTCGACTTCTTCTTGTTCTGGGGATCAAACTTTCTGTACTTTGCCATGATGGTTCCTTCTCACAAGTTTTCTAAATCTTCTTTACTATTGATCACTTTATAGATTGTCTTACCATTCTCTTTCACCGCAGCGAGTTTCATACCTCGATTACCTGATCGCTTGTACGACACATGTATCCAACCAGAATGTGGATCGCCCGGTACATAAAACTCAAGTATTAACTGATCGAACTTAAATGTGTCTACGATAAATCCGAACAGTTCTTTGTTTCCAAAGTTAACTGCTTCGATGTCTGCTGCTTCACCCTTACAGTGTTGAGATTTACTAGAACCACCGACCGCAGCGTTGAGTTTTACCGATCTAAACCCAGAAAGAATCTTGATTTGTCCGACTTGTTCTCTTAGTGGTTGTAATATATTATCGCATAACTCAGAGAGATTTTCAAGTTCATCGACCGAGGGGTGATTATCGAGGCCCATCCTCTGTGCCATTACAGATCGTGTGAATTCTTTAAGTGAAAAATTATTGCTTATTTGTATTGTCATGTAACCATTCTTTAGTCATTAAGTAGTCGCGAACGAAGTCGGATCTTACACAGTCTTCCCAACCAAATTGTATCGTGGCGAACGATGTCATGTGTTCGATCACGTGGAGAAACTTGTTGATACCTTCTCGTTCATTGTTGTTTCGAAAATCTGACTGATAGTAATCACCAGAAAATATTATTTTGGTGTTAACACCAACCCTTGTTATAGTCGAATCGAGTTCATGTTCATTACAGTTCTGCGATTCATCCACAAGAATGATGCAATTATCGAACGTCATACCTCTTATATATGAGGTTGATTCAAACGTAATATATTCATTGTGTTCCAGTCTATCGTATGCCTTTTTGACATTAAACAGACTATCACAGATTGCTCTGTATGGTGCGGTGTACGCTTGGAGTTTTTCTTCTAGTGTTCCCTTAAGATGTCCGACATCTCGTGTAGGTACAACAGATCTGATTATGATTAATCTCTCGTAAGGTGTCGACATGTCCATTACCTGTTCGAGAGCGAGATACATTCCTAGAAACGTTTTACCAGTACCCGCAGCACCTACCATTACAAGATTGAGTTGATCTTTTTTCCATGCTTCGAATGCTTCTGCTTGGTTGTCTGTTTCTGGTTGAATTGTTAATAGATTATCCAAACTAATCTTCATCCGATCGTTTTCAGATCGGGTGCTTCTCTTAGGACTCATAGATCAATCGTGCTTGTTGGTCCCGCGCCTTTCTTAATACCCTTGAGTACATCCTTCCAATCACCTGAGGTTTTATTGATGATGTTGCCGGTGTGAGTAATTAATGGTGCGGCCGCACCGATGTGGACCTGTTCCCACTTTCCTGTCGATAATATCTCTTCACGTTGAGATAGTGTTACGATCTTTTCGACCACTTCACCTGTTTCTACATTTTTAAAATCGTAAGTAGGAATGTTCTTCTCCGTTAATCATTAAGCGGGGCGTAAAGTAGTCCCCCTGTTAAGGGGGACTGCCTAGATTGATCACCCCATGTTGGTTGCTTGGTCAATCGCTGCGTCGAGAAAACCTTGTTTTAATTGAAACTTTCTCGCTGCATGCGTTTTTCCCTTTTTGGTTAGTTTATGTATATAATGTCCAAGTTGTCTTGAGTCTTTTTTCAGTCGTTCTATCTGACCGTTGGTCATAGGCAGTTCTCCGTAGTGACTTGATTTGGAATTATCATATCATGTTTGGATTAGACCCGGGTACGCCTCCTCTACAAGTTTTTTGGTCAATCCTTTCACCAGTTGTTTCTTGTCTTTCATCTTTACTAACACCTCTGCCTCTTCAGGATGAACGGCTTCTAAGATGCTGATAAACATACTTTCTCGTCTTGTTGATTTTAAGTTCTCGCAATCGCGAAGACCTTTCACAAAATACTTAAAGTATCTGTGTTGTTTGTGTATAGTGGACGGAACTGATTGGGGTGAGTTTGCTGCAAATGGTGGAGCACCTTCAGGTAGATTCCATTGAATCGAATCGTCGTATGTACCACGAAGTACATCCATTAGTGCTTGTGTCTTATAATTCTGTAAGACTTTTATCTTTTCTTTTCTTGATGATTCTTTACTGAATGCTTCAAGAATTTCGAATACTTCCAGTCGCTTAATATAACTCATTACTATGTTCTCCGTTCGTTACTATCACTATAGTGTAACCCTTTTCTTTAGAAGATTCAAGTTACAGAGAGTATTTATAACTTCAGATGCCTCGCATTTTGTCTAGATGTTTCGCATTGATCCGGCAATTTATGATGCCGTTTCTGTAGTCGTCGCGAAGTAGTACCTCACGATCAAACTGCTCACGCGCTTCCTTGTAAGAGCACTCTCCTTTGCTCATGCACAGATGTAGTATTTCTCGTCTGTAAGCGTCTCCAGACTTCGTGGAGACCTCTTCCATGATGGTTTTGTTAGAACTGAAGTAATCACGCCAATCAGATTGAACGACCGTCCTGCGGCGTCTCTTGCGTTTCTTAGTGATTGGTAGAATCTTAGGTTTCCAGAACAACTTTTTTCCTATGTACATCATGCCGTTCTCGACTTCAGTGATGATGTATACGAATCCCACCAATTCGTTGAGTTCTTCCTCAGTGGGATCGTATGTCTTGCCGTTGTATAACCATTCGCTCATGAAGTTATATAGTCGTCTTCCTCAATCTGGTTCGACTCATTTTCCATGCCACACATGGCACAGAAAACAGGGAACTCATCCTCATTAATGACACGAATTCTAGTCTCTGTTCCACAACCAGCACAATTTACTTGGTGATAATAATCTTCCACTATTTCACCAGATCCACTACCTCACAAAATCCTCCGGCACATGCTAAGGTTTGAGCACCGACTGTGCTGTCTTCGAGTTCGAACTTAGAAAGACCTGACCAATCAACTGTCTTTGGTAGTCGACTTAACAACCCATCATAGTCGGTCGCGGTGCAGTCTTGGTACGGCGCCTGTCTATATGTACCTCCATCGAACGGAAGAAAACTAACACCCGACATCCAATCAAAGTTCTTATAGACCCATGCTCCCACATCCATCCACTCGTCTTCCTTAACAGAGATAGTGACAGAAGGTTTATGTTCGCACCAATGCTTCTGATAGACCAACCACATTTCTAGTTGTTCAATAGCAGACATGTCGGTACGGAACACTGCGTTTTTATCGCACTTCATAGGGAAAGAGAACACGCTTGTTGTCGCAGGTGACGCTACATCGTCCTCAACAGGAAAACCTTGGTCAACCATGAATTGAGTTAAAGGATCATTCTTGTCTGCGCGCACTGTACGAACATAGTGAGGGTTGTGTCTCGCATGAATACCAGACGCGGCATCTACTAATTGTGAAACTGTTCCTGAAGGTTTCACACATGTGATTGCCACAGACTGGTTGACACCAAGTTTCTTTGACAACCATGCATTAGTTTCAATCGCAACTAGTTGAAGTTCATCCAGCAGTGCGCCTAGGTCGCCTTTCTTTCCGGTGGTTAGGACATTGTCCATGATACCTGTCATAGACACACCAAGTAATCGTTCTTCTTCGCAGTTGTTTTTCCATGAACTAGAAAGATATTTGAAGTTGGTTAGAGTTGACTGGAACGTTCCTAGAATTGTCGCTAGTCTGACCTTTTCTTTCAGAGACTCAACCGTATCACTCGCGCGTACAACGACCTCTGATAGATTACAAAACTGCCTGGAGCGAAGGATGATCTCGGAACATGGATTCGTACCAAACTCCCAACCGTCTATGATGCGACGACCACTTCTAGCAGACACCATATTGGCCGCTTCTCGATTGAAGATACCGCGCTCACCAGACTTAGACTCGTACAGTGATTTCCACTCGTCCATGAAGATACCAGTATCAGGTTTCCCAGTATATACCGCAGAGTTATTTGCCAGGCGTCGTTGTCCTTCTGCATGCCACCATTCACCAGACTTCGCGTGACGCATCCTATCGTCTGATAGATTAGACAGTGAGATCAACGCAGAGCGGCGCACACCACCAACGACCACAATCTCTGCAATCTTACAAACGATGTCATGACACTCAGTAGAGTTTAATCGTCGTCCCGCAGCACTGGTGAACTTGGCCACGCAGAATCTGAACAGTTCATCGAGAGGGTCTGGACCAGACGCACGACCACCGAATGTTTTTAGGAGTGCGCCGGCCGGTCGAACTTTACTCATGTCCCATTGTGGAATCTGTCCGGCATATAGAAGACCGATAAGTTCTTTCAACGATTTTGCCCAACCGAGTTTGCTGTCGGCAACAACAATCGTTGTGTCTGTCTCATGGAATTCTTCAGCAACGGATGGCATCTTCGCAAGGTTCTGACGTTCTACGCTGAATCCTACACCTGTACCATTCATTAGTACATAAAGGATCTCGTCAAAACTCTGGGGTTTGTCCACAGCAATATACGCGCAGTTATATCCTGCAACGTTTTCACGTTTGAGTGCTTCGCCTGCGGTCATTAGACATCGCATCGAAGGCATAACTTTTTGTACTAGGACTGCCTCTTCGAGTTCCTTTCGGAGACTCTTAGGCATCTTATAATCACATGACTCTTGGAGGTGCTCTTCAAAGAAATTGAAATATCGATCAATCGTTTCTTCCCACGTTTCGCGCCGTTCTTCTTCAGGTAACCACCTAGAGTAACGCGACAAATGTATAAATTCCTGATAAAGTGATGGAAGGTAATTGCTGGGCATTATAATGATGTACTCCTAAATTCTATAGAAAAGATTAAGTATAAACCTTTTTGTGTTGTATTTCAAGCAGAGTTGTGCTTAAGTTCTTTTATTTCTCATTTCTCTGTTTTTATCAATTGCTCTAGATCCAAACCAAAATGACACTACAGAAGCAAAGATTGCCTTTGTATCATCATCCCATAGAATGCCTAGTGAGTCAGTCACAGTCATTCCAGAGTCTAGTGCTTCCATAAGCAGACTTATCTCTATTGCGGTAAACAGTATGAAGAATGCATATGTGATTACAGGTCTAACCGATCGCTGTAATGCGCCAATGACTCCATCGTGCTGACTGATTGCTATGTCATGGTCAATGAGTCTTTGGTGCTCCGTGTCGGCACCCATCTCATTGTACATGTCTAGTTCGTGGGTGTATCCTGCCTTGCGCAGTTCTGCCACTTTCTCCATCTTAGCGAGTTCAAACTTCTGATCCTGCTTTGACTTAAATCCATCCATAATTGCGGGTACGACTGATGAACCAAATCCAAGTAATGATCCTAATATTCCTGCTAACATAATTTAATTCACCTTATTTGGACTGTTTCTTATTCTTAATAAATTTTAAAAATTCTTTGTGGTGTTTCTTTAGGACACCAGCAACATCTTTCACTTTATAACCAGGACCGGATCCCATGTTATACTCGTAATACCCCTCAATTTCTTTATTGATCTCCTTTGGGTCTTTCAACATTTCAGGTTTCAGGTAAGAAGGGTCAATGTCATCGAGAACCGACAAGATGTCGTCTTTGATATTATCGAGCAGTTGTGCGCGAGGATATGCTTCTTGCAAACTTTCTTTCATTTGCTTCTTTCTTTTACCGTTGACTTCTATATAGTGCCGCGTTACGACCGATGATTTCTTCTTCTTCTTTGTCTTCCAATCAGCAACGTCATCACCAGTGCCTACAACATCAGCTGTACTGGTTGGATCTCCTTCTTCAGTAAATGATTTAAACGATTTCATGTTATTATTCTCTCTATGTGATGTTGCTTAAAACCTTTCATCTATAGATTTCGCCTATAGTGAAGTGTACCTTTTTGCCAGTCTTTACATGTTGCGCTTCATATATGTCAAGGCCAAATACTATTCCTACAGGATATGATTCACTTCCTACGCGGATGCTGTCTTTAGCTAAGACTGCTTCTTCTAGCGTGTCTGATAGTAACTTCTCGTTATGTAGTTTGTAAACGCCTGGCGAGAGTCTACGGTCATCAAGGAGATACCATTTCGATTCTTCTGTCATGAAGTCGAGAGAATCGATCTCGGTCTTTTCAACAATGCGTTCTAGGTTCTTGTCCGATACACCGAAATGTTCTTTGACTAGAAACAACGCTGCGGCATATGACGCGAGTTTGGAACTACCGAACGGAATCTTCGCCATCAGTTTCTTAATATTAAACACCAAACGATGGAAGGTAGTGAATGCTGATTTCTGTTCTGCATCCACAATCTTCTCAGACTTGATCCTCTTACCTTTCGCGTCAATGAGACCAAGTTTAAATGCGTCTGTATCTTCAAACGGGGTCGTCAACATTTTGATAAAACGAAACGTGTAGTATAGATCGCCTGCTCTAGATGCTAATGACATTATATTTTTCTCAACCTCTCTATTACTTCCTTGTTCATTGGTATTTCAGTGTAAATATCGTTTGGAATAATCTTCAGGAAGATTAAGAATGGTTTTAGTGTCGACCAGTATCTATCCTCTAATCTAAATTCCAACATCTTTAACCCAGCATCTGTCCCGAACACATTGAAAATAACAATCAAGTGGTTCAGTATCAACGTCTCGTTTAACGATCCACCAGCAGTAAATCTACTGATCAAACGCTTCACATATTTAAATCTCTTGAGATCTTCATGAAATTCTTCTGCGTCGATACATATAGGGTTATAGTAATGACGCGCAGCGAATAACAGGAAGACATCTTCGTTCAGTTCTTCAAACAACTTCATATATTAATTCCAAAGGGAAAGCACTAAGTGTATATCTATCTAGTTACTTTCTACTCATCCAACTGGTGAAACCAAAATACGCTCCCACAATACCTGCTTGGGCGACAAAGAACAATCCGAGCACATCTCCGATCGCGTTAATCCTTTCATCACTGAAGAAAGGAAGAAATAAGAAAACGGTGAAGACGATCATAGAGATCATTGCAACCCATGCCATTCGCTTCTGTGATTCTGCTTTCTCTTCTCTGAGTTCCAGTTCTAACCGTCTCTCCTCTTTATCGAGGTCAGGCGTAGCAGGAGTGAACTCAATGGGATCGTCGCTCATAGTTAACAGTTAACAGTTCCATCTACGTCGGGCCGCTTTACCGCGTTCTCCCGTCCAACCTTTTGATCGAGCACAAAAACTTTTCATCGTCTAAACGATTTCACGACTCGCCCCAGAAATGTCTTTTCATGTCACCATCGATATGAAATGATCCATCAGTCGGTGCTTCGGTCAGCATCTGTGGTCCGCTTTGCGCGCTGTACCATTCGCGAATATCGCCTGGCGATAGTTGCATTGCTGACACCATGCCACCCTGTGGATCAACCCAACCCATGGGAGTGGGTATTGATTCGGGTGCGAAACTTGGTTGTCTAATCATTATGTTTCTCCATCTATGAAGACATCGGCATTAACGCCTATCTTCTTAAGGTCTTTTTTGATCCTCTCGGCAGTTGATCGATCTTTCACCGTCCAAGCAACGTCTTTGTCACTAGCGTCTGGTTGACCAAGTTTATACTTCTTGATAACGGCCGAGATTTTCTTCTCACCAACCCGTTCAGTGTCCGAGTGCCGAACGGCAATTTCGACTGAGGATTCGGTGATATATGCCATAAAGGACTTCATTACCTGTTATCACCCCTGCGCGTAGGTGCCTGCTTAGTTGCACTCGCTGCTTTCAATGCGTTGTCATAACTCTTATCTTCAGTGTCATCGTCTTTGACATTATCGCGGTGAAGTTTCTTGATCTTCTTACCATCAAGTTCACGTTCAACATCTTTGTCTTCACCAGGAGCAGCGTTCTTAGTCTGAGGAGAATTTTTAGATTCCCACATTCTCTTCATCGCATTGACATAACTATCCATGCGGAGAGTGTAAACATCATTAAACTCTTTTTCGATCTCAGTCGCTTCACGCATTACCTGATCGCGTTCTTCCTTCATACTTTTCATAAACTCCGCAACATCTTTCTCTTTCATGCCAATCTTCTTAGCAATCTGTGCGGCAGTCATGCCTTGCTTTACCATAGCATGAAACTCTTTCATCTTACCTTCTTCAAGGTCAACAGACTCCTCATCGCCTGTGTTGGTTGGACTTGCTTCTTCTTTGTAAGAATATGTTCCTGTTCTTTTCTTACGAATAATCTTATACTTCCGATGAGGCGCGCCTTTCTTTCGATCTTTAACGACATTCTTGGCTTGATCTATAGAGTGATAAACACCTTCTTCTTCGCCATCGATCATAATCACAAAGACGAACTGCTTATCGATCTTATGACCGTTTGTGAATCGCACGACATCCGCGCCTTCCTTGGTTGGACTTGCTTCTTCATTGTAACCCTTGTTCATCAGGTCTTTTTTCAGAGATTCTTCCAACGCTGCTTCTAGTTCTTCGGTGAAGTCTTCTCCATCATCATATGCTAGGATATCCACATCAACCAGACCAACACTTTCAACACCGTGTTCGAATAATACTTCGGACATATCGTCTTCGAGATTCTCTAGAACCTCACCGTATCCCCATGTAGGATGCTGGACAGTAAGAACAACCGCTTCGTTCGCGCGCTTAAGCGCAGCTGCAACTTTAGGGTGATCTGATAGACCAGTCTTAATCTTTTCGATTGCTGCTTCAGCACCGGAATAATTAGTGCCTTTATATCTCTTATCGAAGGGTATTCCCACGGCCATCTTGATTTCTTTGGCAGAGAACTTCGACGCAGCTTCGTCTACGTTCTTACTGATTGCCTTTCGACGCTTATGGAGATACTCATCAGACGAATCGGTATCGCCATCATTATCGATGTCCTTATCCTTTCTCTTCTTGAAACTCTTATTCAACGCCTTAGGTTGAACTTTGTCCATACCTTCACCGTCGTCAGACTTGTCGTTTGTGTTGTCTTCGACCAATTCGTTTAAATCGTCATTGTTCATTTCTGTCCTCTCAAATTTTGGGGAGTCTTTATTTGTTTTGCCTTCAGCCGCCAGCTCTTTAAAAGTAACCTGGGAGCTAGCCATCGACATGTCGTCATCTGAGAACGTTTCCCCTGGCTCAAAATGAGGAGACTCAGATTTAACAATTACAAAAAAATCTCGGCCAACGGGACGATCAACTTCTTTGTAGTAAACGACTGGTTTAGTTGTTTTGCCTTTTGCTCGACCTGCAGATTTTGCTTTTGTTTTTATTTTCTGTAACGCAGAACGTTCTGATTTCTTTCGAGCAGGTCTCTTAACAAAGCGACCTTTAATCTCTTGTATGGATCTCTCATGATCTGAGTTGTTCATTTCTAAAACTCCTTCTACCATTGCGTCGGCGTTAGGGATACCATCGGAAACTAAACCTTTATAGAATCCATTAATCCCGCCCTTATATCCTGCTAATTTAGCACCCTTGTTAAGAACATCATGTAGGTCGTCGTTACTTATGCCTGCTTTTCGCGCATAACCTTTGCCCATGAATGCGTCGAACGGATCACCACCACCAGCAATAGTATCAGGAGCATCCATTTCGAACTTACGCCATAGGCCGGTAATGACTGACTTACTTTGGGCGTCGGCAGTTGCTTTGTCTTTTGCTCGACCTGCAGATTTTGCTTTTGTTTTTATTTTCTGTAACGCAGAACGTTCTGATTTCTTTCGAGCAGGACTCTTAACAAAGCGACCTTTAATCTCTTGTATGGATCTCTCATGGTCTGACATCTGTTATGCTCCCTGCATAGCTAGTAGTATTTGTGAACCAACAAAGACAAGTGCGCCACCGACAATATACCAAATAACCCTTTCGTGCCAGTCTGTTTTCTCGCCTATTTTAGCGATCTTCCTATCCAACAGTTCTATTGTTTTGTTAATAAGAACGGAATCTTCCCTCTGTTCTTGTCGACGAATTTCAAGATCAGCGATCTTTTCTTCTACGCGAGCAAGAGTGACAAGCGCATCCTGTATCGCTGTCAATTTATCCTCGATTCTTGATAATCGCATATCTTGTGAGTCTGGCATTTATTACTTCCCTTACATCTGTGTAGTCGTTATTTACCTGCAGTTTTTCGATAAACGTCTGCCAGTTTCTTAGCAGCAGTTGCTCCGCCTTTGGCAAGTTGAATTTTCAATCGACGTTTGTCGTCTGGTTTCTTGAGAGCATCATGGAATGACAGCACTGCCTTTACATCTTCATGTGGAACTTTCTCTGTCTTTCCTCGACGGAAAGTTATTGGATGTTCCTTCTCGTTACTGATATCTTCGGCAGATCTCAACTGCATAATCAGACCCTTGTCCGCAGCGTCAATATACTCTCCCCGAGCATTAGGATTATCTTTCTTCTTCTTCTCAGCATCCGCTTTCTTGACAGCAGTCTTTTCTTTCTTCTTCGCTGCTTGGGCTACACGCATTGCTTTGCGCTTTGCGATCTCTGCCTTCTGCTTGTCTGTTAGTTCATCAATCTGTTCGACTTCTTCCGTAGTCGCTTTCTTGTCGTCAGATCGTCGTTGCTTGTTGCTATCGTTCTTTGCTGCTTTCTTCCGACCAAAGAATGCACCCTTACCTTTCTTAGCACCACCATGCTCTGTCTTGCCGCTTTGGTTTGCTTCATCGACAGACTCTTTCCAGACAGACACATCCGATGCCTTGGCACCAGCAGCACCGAGTTTGTATTTGATGTCCCGGGCCATTAACCCGACTGGTTTGACATTGTATCCACCGCCTGGTTTGACATGGATGATCTCATGCTTCTGGCCCTTGTGTGGACCTTTGCTGACAGATACTTTGTCGCCAACCTTGAATGCTTCAGAAACAGACTCTGATATAACCTTGTCCGCAGGTACGATAATCTTCTTACGCACACCAACAAACACGAGATTCTTTTTCTTACGTTCTGCCATCCATGTTTCGCCAGTGTCGTCAGAGAATGAAAACTTTTCACCATCTTCTAACTTACCAACCAACTTATGTTCTTTGTCGTGGAGAATAACAGAATAACTATTACCCTTGGCAATAGTAACGACATTGCCGTGTGAGTATTTCTGTTTCTTAACGGTGACTGCTTCGTCAACCTGTTCGACAGACTCCTTTATCTTGGCACGCATCTGGAAAAAGTTCATCTCTGTCTTCTCTTCAATCACTTCTTTATTCTCTGTAGACTCTTTAACCACATTAGTGAGTGATACCGCCATGTCACCTGCCGCCATTGTTACTTTACCGTTGCGGTTGTAGAGGTAATACTTCAAATTTGTACTAGTTCTACTCAGTGTAACCTTTTCGAGATTATACTTCTTGGACTTAGACTTAAAAGAGACAACGAAACTACCTGACCTGTTTTTTGCAAGAGAGGAATCAAACGTAATCTGTAGGCGATCTCCTTTCTTCAGATCAGCAAACATCGCATCGGACATTCCTTCGTTCATTTCCGTTGCTTCGTTTTTAGAACCACCGGACATTACCTTCTGAGCGAGATTAACAAGCGTTGATAGATTAGACGACTCGATCCTTTTCTTGTTTTTGTCGTTAACCTTAGCATATACCTGTGTGATCGCGGATGCGGTGAACGTGTCTACCATCTTTCCTTCAATCTTCTTCGCTTGGGAATTCTTAACGATATCCTGCATGATTTGGAATGGAGTTTGTTTTGCTTCGTCGAGTTGTTCTGTGACGTAGTTATCGAACCCGTCTACTTTGGACGCATGGGTGGACAGAATTCGTAGATATTTCAACTTAGATGATTTCGTTTCGAATTGGGGAGTTTCGATTTCACCTTCAGAAGATGCCTGTGTGAGATTGTATACGAGGCCTCTCTTTGCGTTGATCTTAATGAGAGGAAAGATATCACCTATGATGCTGTTTCTTGTAGCGTATCTGAACACAGTTTCTCCAGACTTCACATTCGAATCCTTAAGGAAACGCGTATCATGGTGAAACAGAGGGAACAGCACTATTCCAATCGCTTTAGCTGTGCCGCATACTCCAACCGCCGTATAACCTTTCCTACGTCCGTAACCGATCGCTTCATGATTGCCCCAATCGGCACGTTTGTCTAGGTACTGAGTATATTCCGATCTTGCTTCGTTGAAATTTCGCATGATGTTTATTTATATTCCTTTTTTACGCTTAGAAATTAATTTCTTAGCCTTGGCTAGATTAACTTTTTCGCCTGGGGTATCTGTCTTTGCTGAGTCGTGTCCTTCTTTTACAAATAAGTCTTGGTATGCCTTCCTGTCTTTGTTTCTCAAGTCTTTCATTTGTTTACCATATATTTTTGTCATTTTAGAATTCATGTTCTGCAACTTCTTAAACTCAGCATCTAATTGTGATTTTATAGATTTCCATTTAGGATTAGATCTTGTCTCATTGGAAGTCAAACCCACAGATGACTTACCCCCGAATGCATCGAGTTTTGCCTTGAGTTCATCAACTTTCTTTTTCTGTGCTTTGATCTGTATTGCAGAATCGACGAACACTTTACCGTAATCTTTCTCAATCTCGGTGTTTTCCATAGGTGTCATCTTTTTTGCCTTTGCAGTAGACTCGGGAGTTCCCCACTCAGGTTGGTCAGGATACCATTCGTCTGTTTTCTTCTCATCGACAGCAACTACGTTATCCAACCACTGGCGAGATATTCTTCCTTCATCTAGGGCGACGATTAAATAGTTTGCTCCTAGTCTATGGACATATCCCTTTTTGTTTGAACTCTTAATCATGACTCGATCATCTTCATTG